AAGGCTTCGCTCACTTACTGCGCAGCAATTCGTGCAGCACGCGCAGGCGCAGCTGGTCGATGTCGCCGTCATTGACAACGATGCGCAGGTCTTTGACGGTAATGCCCGACTCCGATGGATGCTTGCCGGCCAGACCAGCGCCAGGCCGGTGCAGCGCCACGATGCGACCGCCCATCTCGCGGACGGTTTCGGCTTCATTGCCAAACCGGCAGTCATCCACGACGATCCGGTCTTCAGGGTTCGCGTGTAGCCAGCTTTCGACTTTGTTCTGCCAGATGGCGACCCAGATATCCCGGCTGACCATGTGCCGACCCCATTCGGTTCCCAGCGTCTGCATCAGGTAACGCGGCGTCCGACCGTCCAGCCATTCGATAGGCGTTTCCTTCAGCTGGCCTTCGATGTGCATTTCGCACAGGCCAATGATGCGAAGCATATCCTTCAGCGGGTCGGCGAACTTGATGCGGAAATAGCCGTAGTGTTCGATCAGGTAGTTCGCCACTGTCGACTTACCTGAACCGGCGGCGCCGGTCAGTGCGACAACGCGCGGTAGATTATCCGCAGCCATCAGAACGGGATGTCCTGGTCATCATAGGCCGGCGCTTGTTGTTGCTGTGCCGGTGCAGCCTGCTGCTGCGGCTGGCCATCCTTCGGCGTAAACATCGACAGCAGGATACTGTCGCCGCCTTTGCCGGACAGATCAGGAATGCCAGCAGGATTGAACCAGCGGTTCAGCATGATGAACTTGCTGCCGTCATCGGCCTGCATGACGCTGCCAACGTTCTGCCAGTTGCCTTTTTTCTTACCGTCCCGGTCGGTGTACTCGCGGGTTTTGACCGAAAGGTCATAGAGTTTTTTCGATGCCATTTGCTGCCCCTGTTTAGTTTAAAAGTGCCGGTCTTTCCCGGCTGTCACAGTTTTTCCGACCAAGGGTTATTACTGTCCCTTTCGTTTTGTTCGAGTTTCGACTATCGGCTTCTAGCCGGTCTTTCCCGGCTGTCACTACTCGCTGCGTCTGTGCGCTGCGCCGCCGATAATGGCGGCTATCACAGTCAGTTGGCACAGCATGCGCTTTCGAAAAATAGGCGACCGCTTACGGCGGTCAGTCGGCGCAGTCTTGTCAGCGGAGGACCGACCCCTACGCTGCCGGTGTTACGGCGGCCAATGTTAACCGCACTTTAGCGCGACCCCCGGCTGCGCGCCTGTTGCTTTACGATTTTATTCCATTCCTCCATGACTTGGTGAACTGGACGCGCATCGGTCGGTTTGACCAGCTGGTTCGTTGTCTTGCGACCGAACTCCCGACCGTCCGGCAATAACAAATATGTTATTTTTACCTCGCCAAATACGCGCCGGCATTCGTCAACGAACGCAGCCAGTTCAGGCGCTGCTGCACGCAGTTCGTCGCGCTGTGAGTGATCAGCCAAAGTGCCGCCCCTCGCGTGATCGCATGATAAACCGCGCCCAGCCAGGCTTGTATCCGCGCCTGCGTGCGACTTCCTCAAGTGCTTCAATTGTCCTGGCGCTGCCGATCTCGCGCTGGCGTTCTCGCTTCATGGCGGCAGCTGCTGCGGCGTCGATCTCGACTAGTTCGCCGTCAGCCTGCTGCACTTCCCGCGCTTTGATAATGTGCCGGTGACCGCAGGACGGACAGACTGGCGCAGGCTTGAAAACAAAGTAACATTTCTCGCACTGCTTAACAGACGGCACGTTATTGTTCGCCGCCTTGTTAGACTTTGCGCCGCCTTCCAGTGACCATTCATATTCCTGATCGGGTAATCCGTGACGCAAACAGTTGCCAACGTGGTCGATAATTACCGAACGGGATTTTTCTGGCGCTGGCCTGAGTGCGCGACCGACCTGCTGAATGTACAGGCCCAGCGATTGCGTCGGACGCAGCAGGATAGCCGCCGACACGACCGGAACGTCTGTGCCTTCGCTGATAATGTCGCAGCTGGTCAGAACGTGCAGGTCGCCGCGACCCAGCCTGGCAATGGCTTCGGCACGTTCAGCCGGTGCGGTGTTGCCGTCGACTGATATGGCTTTGAATCCATGTGCGCGAAACTCAGCGGCAACGTGTTCGGCGTGTGCGACCGATGCGCAGAACGCGATGGCAGGTTTGCCGCCGGCCAGCCTGCGGTAGTGTCCAATCACATCGCCAGTGATGGTCGGCTTGTCGACACGTTCGGCGACCTGGCGCTGATCGAAGTCGCCGCCACGCTTGCGGATGCCGGACAGGTCGATCACGGACGGCGGCGCATACACGACCGGCTTGACCAGGTATCCGGCTTCGATCAGTTCGGCCATTGACGGCCCCAAGATCAGATCATCGAAGGCGGCGTCCAGCCCTTGACCATCAGACCGGATCGGCGTTGCTGTGACGCCCAGCAGCTTGCTGTGCGGGAACCATTCGCGCAGCGCCGCCCATGTGCCAGCGACCGCGTGATGCGCTTCGTCAACGATCATCAGGTCGAAATGGTATTTCTGGCGCCCATAAATCGATGCGCGTTTCATGCGGCTGGCCAGCGACTGAACGGACGCGACCTGTACAGCGTCAGTCGTTTGATTGAACCCTGGCGCGATCAGCCCATGCTTGACGCCCATCGACCGCAGTGATGCGCTTGCCTGCAGCAGCAATTCACGGCGATGCACCAGAATGCAGACGCGCTTGCCGCGCTCGACGGCGTTCATGGCGACAAATGAGAACACGAAGGTCTTGCCGCCGCCGGTCGGCAGGACGAACAGCGGCGCTTTGTGGCCGGCCAGGTAGGACTCGCGCAGCTGCGTGACAGCCGCCTGCTGGTACGGTCGCAGGTTCACTTCAGGATGTCCCAGCCCAGCATAAAGCAGCGCCAGAACAGCGCAGCCAGAAACCCCATGTAAGCGGCGGCAAGCGCCAGCATAGTCATTGCGATGATCTTCGCGCCCAGCCATTCGATAAAGTTGTTCATGCGTTCATCCTTGCCCGCCACTCGCCGCAATAGTCGGTGTTCTCTGTCAACGGCCAGACGGCATACGGGCCTTGCTCTGGATCGTGCAGCAGCTGCGGCGGCATCCGGCGGCACTCGCCGTCTTCGCTTTCGATCTTCGTTTCGCTGGGTAGCCTGATCCAGTAGCAGCACAGGCCGCAGGTTGCCGGCTCTTGCTCTGCCGGCTTATTTTTTCTGGTCGCCATGCGCCGCCCTTTCGATCTTTTCCCAAATGCGGAACGTTGGCTGCGTCTTTCCAGACCGCCAGCGGGTGACGGTTGACGGTGCGACGCCGGCAAGTCGGCATAGTGCGGTCACGGAAAGCCCCGCGCCCTCTGCCAATGTCACTAAACGACTGTAATTGTCAGTATTCATATTGGTATTTACTTTGAATTACTCTGATTATGTTGAAAAAACGCTCGACACACAAGAATTTTACCGTGCATAATTGCACTGCGGTTAGTTATTTAAGTAAAAAAAAGGGGAAATAATGAAAACAGGACTGTATGACGGCATAAACAATGCCGACTATCACGGCGGCGCAGGGATTTCGAAGTCAGGACTAGATCGGATCGCTCAGTCGCCATTGCATTACTGGTCTGATTACTTGGACCCGAACCGTTTGCCGCGAGAAGAAACGGTTGCCATGAAGATCGGCACGGCCATTCACACAGCGGTACTTGAACCCGAACGCTTCGAAGCGGAATACATCGTCGTGCCGGCTGACGCGCCGCGCCGGCCTTCGTCGGTGCAGCTGAACGCGAAAAAACCCAGTGATGACACGCTGGCGGCGATTGACTGGTGGCAGCGGTTCAATGACCAGCACGCCGGCTGCACGATCATAGATGCGCAGGACTTTGCCGTCTGCCGTGCGATTCAGGCTCAGATCATGGCGCATCCGTCGGCACGCGCATTGTTCAAGGCAGGCAAGGCAGAGCAGTCGGCGTTCTGGCAGGACGCTGAAACCGGCGTTCTGTGCAAGGCACGACCCGACTGGCTTATGCCTGGCGCGATCATCGATGTGAAGTCGACGGAAAACGCCAGCCTGGCGGCATTCCAGCGGTCGGTTGCGACTTACCGATACCATGTGCAAGCGGCTTGGTATCTCGACGGAATTGCTTATGCGACCGGCGAAGCGCCACAGGCGTTCGTGTTCTGCTGCTTTGAAAAGAAAGCGCCATTCGCAGCAGCGTTTTACTACGCCGACGACGACATGATTGAACTGGGTCGCCGCGAATACCGGCAGGCGCTGCGTGTGTATGCCGACTGCTTATCCGCCGACAAATGGCCAGGATACGCGCAAGAAATTCTGCCCATCAGCTTGCCTGTTTGGGTTCTCAACGCAGCAAACGACAATGTAAAAGGGGAATAAATGAGTGTCCTACAAATTCGGGAAGCAAAACGGGAAGGCGCACGCCTTGTAATCGGCATCGCCGGCGTGTCTGGCAGCGGCAAAACTTACACAGCATTACAGCTGGCCTACGGACTGGCGAACGGCAACGGCAAGAAAGTCGGGTTTCTTGATACCGAAAACCGTCGTGGCAGTTTATACGCGGATTCACTTCCGCAGCCGTTCCTGATCGGCGACTTGTATGCGCCATTTGCGCCGCAGCGGTACATCGATGCGATTCTGGAATTCCAGCAGGCCGGCGTCGAAGTCTTGGTCATCGACAGCGTGACGCATGAATGGGAAGGCGTCGGCGGTTGTGAAGAAATAGCCAGTGCAACCAGATTTCCAGACTGGAAACGTGCGAAGGCAGAACACAAACGGTTTATGAACGTGATGCTGCAGTCGAATATGCACATTGTTGCTTGCATACGCGCTAGGGAAAAGGTTGATTTCTCTGATCCGAAAAACCCGCGCCCGCTTGGCGTTCAGCCGATACAAGAAAAAAACTTCATGTTCGAAATGACTGCATCGGTATTGATGCACGACGCCGGTCATCGGCAGACGGTGCTGAAATGTCCGTCGGAATTGACCGGCATACTGGGTCGCGGTGCTGGATACATAACCGCAGACGATGGCAAAGCCCTGCGCCAATGGGTTGACGGCGCAACGGCCATTGATCCAGATATTGAACGGCATCGTAACAGCCTTCAGACTGTTACCGAATCCGGACTGGACGCGCTTGGCAAGGCATGGATGGCCGTGCCTGCAAAAGTTCGCAAGGCACTAGGACAGCCGTTCCTAGATACTCTCAAAGCATCGGCGATTTCATACGATCAACAGCGCAGTGCAGGGAAACCCGTTGCGCCTGAATTTGTTTCAAAAATAAACGATGAAACCGCAGACACTGGCGGTTTTTAAGGGGGAATATCTTGATTATAGACAACGGGTTTTTTACGCCACAGCAGGTCGCGGATCGATACAAAGGCGCGATCACGGTTCGGACGCTGGCAAACTGGCGCAGCATCGGACAGGGTCCGGATTACATCAAGATCGGCGGTAAGGTAGTGTATCCTGAAGACGCGCTGAAAATATGGGAAGATTCCAGACGCCGGTCGTTGACGGTGTGATTGCAGGCCGGCGTAATTGCCGGTCTTTTTTTATGGGTGACGCTATGAAAACGCTATTGTTTGCAGTTCTTGTGCTGGTTTTCTCGACCGTTGACGCTGCAGTTCTGGCGACGGCGGTCAATGATCTTGGCGGTTCAATTGACTTGACGGATCAGCCCTGTGACGGCACGGCAAGGGTCGCCATTACTTCGGAAGAAAACGGAATTGGCAAAGAATACGGCTGCTACATCATCCGCGATAACAAGGTTCTTATTTTCTGGCACTCGCTGAACCGCGCACTGTCTTATCCGGTTGATGTTTTCCGCGTGGTTCTGAGTAGCTGATCGACCCAGCCAGACCAGACCGCCATCGCTGCGGTCTTTTCTCGCAGGTATTGATAGCGGTCGTAGTGCTTGCTGCTGACGTCGCTTTTCGAATGGTTCTGGATCAGGTCGCGGTCAGCCTTTGAGATACCAGCTTCGCCGGCAAGCGTCTTCCATGTGCGCCGCAGGTTCTGTGTCGTGAACTTCGGCACGCCGGTTGCAGTTGTGAATTCCGCAATTACTTCCAGCAGCTGATCGTATGACGGACTGCCGAACATTTCGGAATGAAGTCCCGATAATATCGGAATGCACTGCTGTGGAATTGGGATGCAATGCGGCTTGCCGTTTTTCGTTTTCGACCAGTCCAGCATCGTGCCGTCATACTGTGACGCCTGCAGCAGTGAGATTTCCTCGATGCGCTGGCCGGTCATGGCGATGACCTGCACGCACTTCGCCGCCAGTGATGTCTGACTGTCCAGCCAGCAAATGAAATGGCCGAATTCATCTTGCGACAAATAGCGCGTGCCGGCCTTGTTGGCTGCGGTGTCCGGCGGAATGGCTGCGACCGGGTTGACCGCGATGCGCCAGTGTGCGCTGACCGCTTGGCGGTAATCGTTTTCGCTTGCCATTGCCCAGCCAAACGCCGCTGACAGGAACGACCGGACTTTCGTTGCCTGCACGACAGCGCCGCGTGCGTAGAACGTGCGCAGCCATTCCACAATTTCGCCCGTCGTGACCTCGCTGGCTTTCCTGTGCCGGCCAATGAAGTCAGCCGCGCAGCCGGAAGATTCCAGCAGGGTCAATTCACGCGGTCGCCTGGTGCGCTCATGCTCGACGCTGGCGCAGTAGCCCTTCAGCATGGCTTCGAACGTGTCGCCGGCAGGCGGTTGGCGCTTGACGCTGATGCCGTCCCGAATGCGCAGGCTGTAGCCGGCGAACTTGTTTCTGGCGTCTGCCAAAGACAGCTGCGGGTAGACGCCGATCTTTGCCAGTGTGCGCTTGCCGTTCGTGTGCTGGGTCGCGTACCATTCGGCAGTGACGCCATGCTTTGCCGGTCGCAGCATGAGTGACAGCCTTCCGCCGCCGCGACCGTAACCGTCTTTGAGTGTGACGCGCCGTGCCTGGCCAGACTGCACTTTACGGATTGCGCCACGGATTTCTGCGTCTTGAAGTGCTGGCATTTTTGCTCCCAGTTGTCAGGCGTGTATTATGCCCAAAGGTTTACCAGCGAAATGTCAGAAAGTCCTGTTTTTTCAATGATCTCGAATGATGCTTGATGACTTCCAATGATGCTATAAAAGCCGGGATCCGGCTTCCGGTGTTGGCGTTGATTGTCTAAGTATTCCAATGCCTTAACCTGTTCGCAAGATATAATTGCTGGCAGTATTGCGCCCACAATTACCCTACGTCACGGCATATCATGGACGATGCAGATTTAACACAGGAACGCATGGAAAAGGAAATGGCGCTGCGCTTGCGTGTGCGCCGGCCTGAGTTGCAGCCGACCGGCAGCTGCCATAATTGCGACGAAGCGGTTCTAGCCGACGCCAAGTTCTGCGATGTTGATTGCCGACACGACTATGAACGCAGGGAAAAAAACCGCCCGTGACTGCGGCGGTAAAACCGGCCCGTAGGCCGGCAGGGGAACTCTACTTGACGGCGTCGATCAGCTTCTGCTTGCCGTCTGCGCACTCCCGATACATCTTGCCGACCTCAACAAACTTGCGCACTACGTCTGCGCCGGTCTTACCTTCCAGCGGCGTCAGCGCCTGGCACGGCTGCATCAGACTGGCCGGTATCGGATGCGGCTTCGCCTCGTAATGCTTCGTTGATGTGCCGCAGCCCGTCAGAATCAATGCAGTCAGTGCGATAAACAGGACGGTCGACGATCTTGTCGACGCTCTTGGTAATGGTTCGATAAACGATTTCACGCTGCGCCCTCGCTTTTTCCAGTTCTTCGGCGTGCAGGTTTGCTTCCACAGCTGCAGCCTGCACAGCGTCCGCAGCCTGTTTGACTGCTTCGATCTTCGCGGCTTGTTCCGCGATAATGTCCTTCCGGTAACTCGCCGCCGTCATGCCGTGACCGATCCAGACACCGGCTGCAAATGCCGCAGCCGCAGCGATCAGCATCAGATAGGGTCGCAGTGCAGGCAGGAATGCTGTGATCATTTTTCATCGACCGGCGTTGTTGTAATGAACCGCAGCCAGGCGACGGTCATTGACACGGCCAGCGTGAACAGTCCGAAATGTTCTTCGCCGATGTATTTCTGAAAGACGCCGACCTGAGTTTCGACAACGCTAAACATCGCCAGCGCAAACGCGAACCAGAGCGTGCGCGACTTGGCGACCTTACGCAATTTTCTTCCCGGCCTGCAGGTCTGCCAATTTCAGCCCGCCGGTATACTGGAAATGCGCATACTCGCGGAACGTGCGCCAGCGTCCAGCCCATTCCAGCCCCGCCTGTTCGCCCAGCTGCCCGACCTTGTCCCACAGCGCCTTATCAACGTCGGTCGTTGTACCCCAGACCGGCTTTCCATTGCGCAGCGGAACGATATCCATCGCGCAGCCCCAGTTGTGCCACGACTGGCCAGGCTTGGCATTTGTGACGATCTTGCCAGGCTTTGTGCGACCCTGCGCATACAGTGCCGCCTGTGCCTCACTGTCGCGCAGCGTTGATGTGACCAGCAGGTCGATGCCGTTGTCGTTCGCAGCCTGCAGGAACTTTCGCGCCCTGACTGCAGCTGGCGGCACAAGGTCATCCAGTGATCGGCTGTTCTTCATCTTAGCCCCCAAACATCTTTCTGATCATAACCGTAAAGACCGACCCGATTGCGCCAGCAGCCAGCAGCATGACGTACAGTCCGCCCTTGCCCTGGTTCAGCATTGCATTGACCTGCTGCATATCCTTGCGCAGCAAATGAATCTCAGCTGTCAGCGTCTTGACGTTGGCGCGTAGTTCGCCAAAGTCCTGCGGGTCGATTTCTGTCATGTTAGACCTTGATGGATTTAAGTTCCTGCAGATCGGTGACGCCATTGACCTGCTTTGTCACATCGCGCAGGCGCTGTTTCTCAGCTGCGATTTCGGCCAGCTTGACGCCGTTGGCTGTCTCAGTCGCCCGCATATATTCTACATCAAGCGCCGACAGCAGCGGCGCACGCTCTGCCCGCAGGCGGTCTTTGGTGATGTCTTGCGCTTTTGTGATATTGATCTTGATCATTATTCGATCTCCCATGCGTTGCGAAACGTGCGGTCGGACGGAATGTCTGCAGCGTCAATAATGTGATACGGAATGCCGGCTGGCACATCCTTCGCCGCGATCTGCTCAATCGTCATGCCGCAGTTCGGCGATGGAATGATCACGGCGACGCCGCCTTCGGGTGTTTTGTAGATTATTCGCTTGTCCATTTATTCCCCTCATTATTCAAAGATAACGACCGATACTCTGCTGTGGTCTGTTGCCTGCGGATTGCCACTGTTCTGCGTTAGTGTCTGCAGCCGAACTGCCGACGTTGTTGGTGTTGTTACATCGCTTACTTGCACGACTCTGTAGTTCGTTGACGCTCCGTCGCCACTGGTAGCCACTATCGCGTAGTTTGCGTCTGGCATTGCTGTCGTGAAATTTGCTGTGTACGCGCCAGTCCCGTTGTCTGTGATGCTGGACACATTAAAACTCGCCCGTATCGCCACAGTCCCAGTGCCATTAAAATTCACCCACGCTTTCGCCCGCCCCTCACCAGTCGCCTGAACAGTGGCATCTGGGTATGTAATCCCGGCGGTTCCGTCGAATGTCATCGCCACACATCGGCCCTGCCTTTCGTGTTAGGTTTGTCTTTAGGGTTCATGTGGGGTCTAGCGGAAGATGGCGACGTTAAACATTATTACGTCCAGCGTTCCAGACGATGATCCAATAGCACTTGTGGATAACACCTGAACCGCTGAAGTTGAGTACGTACCCCCAGACTTTACATTTTGTATTAACGCTTGGTTGTTATTTGTATCTGTGTACCGCGACGTTGTCACCGCTGCATAATTCGCATCCGGCATCGCAGTCGTAAAATTTACAGTGTAATCGCCCGTACCGTTATCCGTGATACTCGATACATTAAACGCCGCACGAATAGCGACCACGCCCGTACCATTAAAGTTCACCCACGCCCGACAGAACGTGCCGATCTCAGTGCCGGCAGAGTTAGTAACCGCTGGCGGCGCTGTCGTGTTCGACTGTATGGTTCCGACTGTAAGAGTAGACATTTTATTCCCACATAATATTTATTGTGCCGGCGTCGAAAAACTGAGTCCCGTCAATAAACAAACGGACGCTTGTGAGCGTGTCAGAAAGCGATTTTGATCCCGCAATATAATACGACCCGCCGCCAGCGCCTAAGCTAACAGCTCCCTGAACAGCCCAAGTATTAGAACTTGCAGCTAACAAAACCATAGTTATGACTCCGTGCATAACTGCTGAAGCACTTGCGTTATTTATGCCAAACGCAGTAGTGTAAGACACAACAGTTCCGCTTTGATTTGTTGACGTTGCTGCATACCCTGTAGTTTCATACCCGCCAGCGTCACCTAACTGAATCAGAGGGTTTCCGGTACTACTTGTACTCACCCCACTAAGCATCACCGTAATCCGCTTGGCCCACGAAGGTAGCCCAGTAAAGCCAGGAGCAGTTTGATTAGTCAGCGTAATTGCTGTGCCACTCACAATCGGCGCAAGCGTGCCATTAGCGTTCGCCAGCGTCTGCGTGAAATTCGAAGCGGTTGTCGGTTCTTCAATCGTAACCGACCCGCCGCCGCTGCTATTTAATACCAGGCTCATACTTTCCCCTTAAACGATAACCCAGCGACTGCCGGACGGCAGCGTCACGCTGATACCGCTATTGATTGTGACCGGCCCCGCTGACATTGCCGACTTACCGGATGTGATCGTGTAGTTCGTTGTCACGGTCTGGCTGTTCTCGACAAATACTTCGTCCGCCCCGCCGCCAGTCGCGCCGCCGCCGACACTGCCCCAGGCTGCGCCGGTGTAGCCTTCGAACTTGCTCAGTGTTGAATTGAAGCGGAACATTCCGGTCGATGGTGTCGGACGTTGCGCCGTTGTGCCGACGTTCATTATCGCCGCGCCAGTGCTGGATAGCGTCAGCTGACCAGATGCCGACAGCGTCGTGAACGCGCCAGCTGCTGCAGTCGTGCCGCCGATGGCTGCGTTGTTGATCGTGCCGCCTGCAATGGTCGCCGTGTTGATGGCCGGCGAAGTCAGTGTCTTGCCGGACAGAGTCTGAGTTGCAGCCAGCAGTGCCACGGTATCAGATGCCACGACCGGCAGAACGTGCTGCTGCGTCGATGACGGACCCAGTCGCGCCGTGATGATCGGCGCAGTGCCTTCGCTGAATGTAACCTGACCTGAATTGGTATGATTGCCAGAAAACGTGCCGCTGCGTGCGCCGCCATTGATCGTAGGCGAAGTTAGTGTCTTGCCGGTCAGCGTCTGCGTCGCGCCATTCAGCGTGAACGTGTCAGATGTGACAGCTGGAATCGTATGCTGCTGTCCTGAAGTCGGTCCTGCTTTGGCGCTGATGACCGGCGATGCGCCGTTGAACGTTGCGTTGCCGGTAAACGTCGAAGTCGTGCCGACTGCCAGCGTGCCGGTCGTGGATACATTCGTCAGCGCGTAGGTCGCTGCCAGTTCAGCCCACGCTGTGCCGTTCCATTTCTTCCACCGATTCGCGGTGCTGTCCCATTGGATCGCGCCGGTCGGAATATTGGTCGACGTTGTTCCGCTGAATTGCAATGCGACATCGGTGTCCCTTGCCTGCAGTTCAGACAGGAAATTCGTGTATGTCGATGTGAGTGTGGGTAGTGACCAGTTTGCCATGTTTTAAATGCCCTTAACCGACCATCCGACATTGCCAGAAACCCGCGTCCCGCTTGTGTCGAACAGCAGTACCTTGAATGACGTCGGGTTCGGAACATCGACAAAATCGTAAACCGCAATCCGCGCAGCAGTGCCTGCCGGCGACAGTGTGATGCTCTGCACATCAACAAATGACACAGTAAACGGAACCGTCGTGCCGCCGCTGTCGGTTGACACAGCCGCCACAGTGCCGGCGTCATTCTTCAATTTTACATCGAAACGCACGTTTAATCCTGTAACGGATACGATGTTCGCGCCGCCTGTCTGTGTAAACGTATAACTGACCTTCACATAACGAAAATCCGTGACAAATACGGAACTTAGACCGGCGTAATCCGTCCAAGGGTCGGTTATCAATTTGCGAACGCTGATCTGCGGCGTGACCGTGACTGTGCCGGCGACCGTCGAATAAGTCAGCGTTGTCGTGATCTTGGTTGCAGCCAAGACCGTGCCATAGTCGATGGTTTCTTCGTATGACCCAGACGCTGCCGCCGGCATGATGTAGCGGTCAAATCCTGCTGTAACTTGTGCCTGCGGCGATGCCCAGCTGCGGCTGGTAAAGTGCGACTCCCAGGTTTCGGTCGTGTCGACTGGTGTTACATACTGCCCAGATGAATCTTGGAAAAAACCCGACTTCGTGCCGGCAAACGTGCTGTTCTGGTCAAACTGCAGCTGGTAATCCGGCGGCTGATTGACCAGCGCCGTAACAGATGACGGTGTGCCTGTGTTGCCGGCGACATCAACGCCATTGACCCAGTAGGTAAACGTGCCGCCGCTGGACTCAAAGATCGCGGAAAACCTGCTGGATATTCGACCGATAACTGACGCGCTTGCATAGGTCGCGCCCTTGCGCAGTTCGTAATATTCAATCGGCAGCGTCTGCGTTGCGTCGCCCCATTTTAAAAGGACGTTGTTGTCAATTACTTCCTGCGTAACTGTGATGGCGCTTGGCGCTGTAATGGTTGCAACAAAACTGCCGGCTGCGCCAAAATTGCCAGCCAAATCGACGGCAGCGATCCAGAACGTCCGGCTTCCAGACCACTGTGCGCGTGTTGCAAAACTTGTTCCCTTAATAGTTCCCAATGATGTGCCGGCGGCAAATGATGCGCCGTAGCGGATCGCATAGGCGTCTGTTGCCAAATCGCCAGTGACCGCGCCCCATGTCAGAACGATATTCTCGCCGGCAAACGATCCTGCCACGGTTGGCGCTGCAGCAACCGCCAAGTCCACGACCCGGCTGGCTTCGTTGGTGCTGTAGTTGCCGGAAGTGTCCAGCGCCTTGATCAGGTAGGTTGTTGCCGCTTCCTGGATCAATCCAAGTTTTAATGATGTACCTTTGACCTGACCCAGCGGTGTTGCAGTGTTCCAGATCGCGCCCTCGCGGACTTCATAGCTGTCTAAGTCCAGATCGGCGATTCGATCCCAGATCAACGTAACGCCGATGTTTGGATCGATCACAGCATCAAAGCCGGTCACATTGGCTGGCGGCGCAGTCTTGCCGATGGCTGTGATTGTTCCGCTGACAGGGTTGACTGACTGCGTTCCGATGGCATTAACGCTGAAGACATCGACAACAAACACGCCAGGCGTTGTGTTCAGTATTTCGTAGTCGTTGGCGCTTGTCTCTGCAGTCTCAAAGTTTGCGTCATCCTTCGACCATTGCACCAGGTAGCTAGTCGCGCCATCAACGTTCGGCCAGCTGACAGACACTTTGCAGCGAACCTCCGCTTGGTAAGTGTACAGCGACTCAGTCAGTGTGACTGATACTGGCGCAGCCGGTGTGACGTTCAGTTGTGTAATGTCTCTAGTCTGCAATTCCAGACCTAGTTCAATCGCATCGTATTTGCTGGGATTGTAGGCCAGCGCCGAAATGTCAAACCCTTCTTCGCCCTCGACCACAGACACGACACGAAACAACTGCGCGTCCAGGCTGTCGGTTGTGATCATCCAGATGCTGCCTGCTGCAGGCGCTGTACTGAATGACGGCGATACGGTAACGACAGCGCCGGCAATCAAAGATATGGTTCGCTGCTCGACACTGCCGTCTGGCAAAATGACAGACAGCTGCTGATTGACGCCTGTGACCGTCGTGACTGTGTCCAGCGTGACAGCCGTCGCCGTTGCTGTTGCGATTCTGCCGCCGCGCCGAGTTCCTGCCCTGGTCGGGTCGGCGACCTTGATGACCTGACCAGGCGACGCAATAGCGCCTTCCAGACCAGCCTTGAACGTCACGACCTCAGATTCGCTTTGTTCTGTGTACAGCAGCCAGCGACCGACACGGTTTGCTTGTCCTTGACTTGTGCATCCGGTTGCGACCACTTCAGTCTGCACGACGCCGTAACGAACGATCCCGTCGGCATCTTCGACATACTCGACTTTCTGTTTGTAGAAGTCATCTGGGTCGTTCCATGTGACCAGCGCGACCGTGTGTCGTGCCTTAGAACTGCTGCCAGCGTAGCTGAACACGCCATCAATGACGTTTGCCGGCGTGTACAAATACGCAGCATCCTGCGGAGCATCTTGGGACACTGTGACAGCGCCGCTGGCCCAGTAGGACATGCCACGAAATACTGATGCCAAATCCTGCATGACCTTATAGGCTTCGGCTCTGGTCTGCATGTAGATGTTGCAGGTAAAACGCGGTTCAGTGCCACCAAACCCGTCAGGAACCAGATCGTCGCAATACCGCGAGACTTGGTACAACGCCCATTTGTCGACCTGGCTGTCTTCAATAAAATTGCCCAGCCCGTAACGGGTATTTGTCAGCAGATCATAAAAAACCCAGGCTGGATTGTCAGTCCAGGCAATATTGAATGTACCGTCCCAAACGCCAGTGTAAACTCGTGTTGTCGGGTTGTAGTTGCTGGGTATCTTAACCTGCAGCAGCTTCAGATCATACGCACGCGACGGCACAGACGAAAACTGCTCCGCGTCAATCTTTACACCAACGACAGCAGAATTCGGATAACGGAATTTGTTGTCAATGATGGTTGAATAAGATTCCCAAAATGTTTTGTTTTGAATGTTTGCAGTTGCAGCGTCATTAGTAATTCGCACGACACGCACATTCCACGGACCAGTGCCAGTCAGTTCGACCCGATGCGCTTTTTGATATTTTGAGTTCGTTTTTCCGCTGATTGTTCCATTGACCTGCGTCGTATAACTGCCGCCAGATGGTTGAACCTGAATTTCATAATTAACGGATATTCCGAAAATATCACCAGTGCTTGTGCTTTGTTGATACAACGATGGCACGGATAAAGTCACTCGAACCGCATTTACATCAGCGCCGCTAATCGTCCGAACGACTGGAGTGACTTTTGTGACTTCAGTAGAAACCAATGTTTCAGACTCAACGCCGCCGAAGCCAGCCATATAGGTTTGGCTGTTTGTGCCAGTGCGGCTGTCAATGACAACGTTCTTAAAGTTCAGCGTGTTGTCTTCACTGCGAAGCGGAGTGCCATCCAGAAAAATTGACTTTTCACCATCGACCAATCCTTCAATTGGTCCTTCCGCGACCAGATCAACGATCCGATAAAATGCTTTTGAACGTAAATTGTTGGCTTGTTCAGACATATCAGATGGCCATTTCTTCGATAGTCTGGCCAGCGGATATTACCGCACTTCCAACAATCATTCGGCCATAGCCGACCGGGACGGGATAACCTTGCGCCGATGTGTTGACTGGTCCGTTGAATGTGTAGGACGGCACGTTCTCTGCGCCTTGCCCTGGTGTTTTTGGCTGCGGCGCAAGCATTTCAATCACTCCGCCAAGTGCTAGACTTACTCCGATTGAGAATGTAACAGCCGCAAGTGTTGTCGTGCCGTACAGCGTCACGCCAGCCAGCGGCGGAAAAAAGATCGCTGCGGCAATCAAAATTGCGCCAATAATAATCTTTTCGACTTTACCAGCGCCGCCAACGACCGGCACGATCTTGATCGTCTGCCGGCCAGATGGATCGTGCAGGTCATCGATGCCGATATCCTCGCGCCCAACGATCACGCGATAACCGACGTTTCGTTCCTCCGACGTTGCGACAAACTTATCGAATCCTGGAAAATTGGCGCACAAAGCCCTGACCGCTTCGGCTGGGTTCTTTACGTCCAGCATGAACCGGCGTCCAAATTTCTTGCCTAGTTCACCCAGCAGAATGACTGGAACCATAACGCAGCGCCCCGACTGTATTTTGCTGCCATATCCCGCCGTATATTTCACGGCTGGACAGCCTGTTTTGAACGTGATGCAGAATCATACCGTCGCCTAAATAGACAGCGCCATGCGTTGGCATGGCTGATCCGTTGGTCATAAGTATAACATCGCCAGAGGATAAGTCATTTACCGGGATTTCATAGAATCCTGCTTTTGAAAAATTATCCATGTACAGGTTTTCGCCGCGCTTCCAGAAGTCATCTTGTCGATGAAAATCCGGCAGCTCGACCGACCGTTCCTGCTTGTACCAGTCGCGGATTATTGAATAGCAGTCCAGCGTGCCAAACGCCCATTCCCTGCCCACCAGCGGCGCTGTGTAGCCAGACGGGTATAAGACAGACCACTGACCAGCTGGCAGGCTGACGATGTGCCAGGATAGGCCAGACGCGCTGCAGCCGGCCAGATCAGCCTGGGACGGCGTTGGCGGCAGGTCTGGATGTGAATGGATGACGGCGACGATCTCGCCGCGTTCATCGGCTGCAGCATAGTCGTTCGGGTCAATGATGAACTGGTCGTGTACCAGCGCCAGGTTGCGGCACGGAACATAAACCTGCCGCCCCCGCTGAATGATGACCAGACCGCACGCCTCACGCGGATATTCAGACTTGCCGTGATGAACCGCCGCCTGCCGTACAGCGTCGGACAGGGTCATCTGATCAGGCCAGCAGCAGGGAACCCGCCGAAAGGTAAAGGCTGCGTTTGCCCGAACCGTATCTTGCAGCTGGATAGCCGCTTGCCGCAGACATCCTGGCTTAAATTAGCGACAGCGACATCGCCAGCGTCGAAATAATTTGTGCCGGCATATCCGCACTCTGTACCGCGATAACGCCAGGAACAGACGTTCTGGATGATCTGCCGACGCGGCAGCATAACGCCTTGCAGGTCAATCGATGCCGCCAGTTCGAACTCGACCGCGTCTCGCGTCTCTGTTGACTTTCGGTCGATGAAATAACTGTCATTTGGAAAGGCGGCGTCTGGGTCGGCGGTCGGATTGACGCTGCCTGGAAAATTTACGGCATCCAGATACTTTGCCAGCGTCCGCTTGCGCGTGACCTTCGCCCCGATCAAGTCCTGATACTGCAGAACCAGCGTTGTAATAATACCGGTCACATTGGCTACCATTAGTTTCGGACGCGGCAGCTGACCGTTTGCGGACAATTCAAAGCCAGAAACCTTGACTGGAAACGGTTCGTATTCATTGCCCTGCCAGACAATGCGTTGCATAAGGCCATTTGTGCCAGCGTGAAACCGGATCAATTCACCGCCTAAGCTGGTCGTGTCGACTTCGAACAGTTCAACAATTGCCGACGGCGCAAGTTTCTGGACTTCGGAAGACAAATCTTCCGCCAGGTAACCCGGCAAAAAATATCCCTGATCAATATATCCGATCATTATGCAGCGCCGAACTGGTAGCAGACGCCACGCACAACAGGACTTGCTGAAGCGTTGCCGCCGTTTTGTGCGATGCGGAAATAAACTGCAGCTGCTTGTGCAGCGCCGGGAAGTGTAATCCAGTCTGTGACTACAAATGCAGTGGCAGCAAGTGACAGAACATTCGTTCCTGAACCTGTCCCGATTGTGGTGTAGGTCGTACCGTCTAGGCTGTATTGCGGATAAAGACGCGGCGTATTAACGCTTGCACTTAATGTCGTAACCCGCGCTGCCAGACGGATGCGATTGTATCGGTTGGCCGTCGAAACTAAAATCTGCGAGTAGCCGACCAAGTTTGCCAGTTCTTGCTCACTTGCCGCTTGGGACGTCAGCGTCACAGTGTTGGCGACCATAATCACATCTAGAACATTGTTGTTCAGGTTGACAAAGTTCGCATCCATCTCTGCGTAGCTAAGTGTTGATCCTTTGCCGGACCTCGTTGTAATGACTGCCATGCTGTCCCCTTATAGATCAAACACTTGATCAAACTTTGCCGTGATCGTGTTCATGTCGTTGCGGTCAATGCTTCGTTGCCATTCTCTGCAGATAAATTTTAGTGGCCCAGCTGCGCCTGGCGGCGTCCAGTAGAACCAGCCGACGCCTGCTTCGGTCGCCAAGAATGTATCAATGCCGCCAGCCTCTGCGTCATCCCGAACGGAAAACGTCAGGTTCCACGACTGCGGCTGTGTGTTCAGGCCATAGGACAAACGCTGCTCATAGCCGTCGCCAAACTTGACCGCCCGAACCGTTGGTCTGATCGTTCTCTGTGCGCCAAAGTCCGGCGTGTATGTGAATGTTGCCACTTATGCCCCCGCAAATAAAATGCCGCCTGGCCGCTTTTGCTTTAGCAGTTCGGACTGCACAGCCTTGGCAATGTAGCCGCCCAGCTTTTCGACTTGCTGGTTGTCTGATGTTGATGTTGTCTGGCCAGACTCGACGTTCACGTTGACCGTCACATTGTTGCCGCCGCCGCCCTGGGCGATCACGCCCAGCTTGCCAGACGATGTGCGTTGCAGCGGCATGATGGCTTCCGGTCCTGCTTCGCCCATCAGCCCAGTGCCGTTTGCCATCGGGAAAAGCGTCGGTCTATTGACAATGCCGCCGCTGGCAAACGCCATAAGATTGCCGTCCATGAAGGCGTTGCCGTTTGCGCTCTTTACTGCTGGCGTCGGCAGAAAACTTCCGGCCCAGTTGAATAATGGTTCCGTGATCGTTTTATATACAGCCAGCCGCGCCAAGTCCTTTAACATGGATGTTATTAGGTTCTCGAAGTTCATTTCCGCGCCAGTGACGAAGTCAACGATTGCGTCGGCTGAACTCTTTGCGAACCCAAGCATTGCGGATTCCATCGCCTTGAAAATGTCTTCGCTTTTCGTGCCAAAATTTTCCATGTCATCATAGGCCATCTTCACGGCTCTTTGATAAGTCTCGTAAGAAATAGCCCCGTTTTTCAACAGTTCATCAAGTCGCTCAAGTTCCAGATTGTATTTTTCCAGCGGCGTTCGCGTTGCATTAAAAACGCTTGCCCCAACTGATTGCAAGTTTTCAAATGCTTGAGTTTGCGCCCGTGCAAATGTTTCAGCCGAAATTGTTCCCTCATCAAACAGAATCTGTAGTCTTTCGAGTTCCGCGTTGTACTTGTCCAGCGGACTCTTTGTTTCATTGAATGCACTTGCGCCTGCTGCTTTGAAATCGTCAATTGCCCTCTTTTGCGCCCGCGACAGTGTGTCGGCGGAAATTGTTCCCTCGTTAAATAACTTCTGCAGGCGTTCTAATTCTGCGTTGTACTGTTCAAGCGGCGTTCTTGTCTCATTAAACACGCTTGCGCCGGCTGACTTAAATCCATCAAGTGCCTGTTTTTGCGCCCGTTCAAATGTACTCGCGGAAATGCTGCCTTCCTTGAACAGCTGCTCAAGACGCTCTAGTTCTTCGTTGTACTTTTCCAGCGGAGTTCTGGTCTGACTGAATACGCTTTCATTGATTGACAAAAATTCGTCCAGAGTGTTCCGCTGCGCTCTTGCATACGTATTTGCGGAAATAGTTCCGGTGTCATAAACTTTAGCCAGACGCTCCATTTCTGCATTGTATTTTTCAAGCGGCGTTCTGGTTTCATTGAACACGCTTTCGCCAGCTGCTGCAATTTCCTTGAACGCATTACTCTGCGCCCGTTCGAATGTATTGGCGGAAATGCTGCCCGCATCGTATAGCTTTTGCAGGCGTTCGACTTCCTCGTTGTATTTCTCAAGCGGCGTTCGTGTCGAATCCCAGACGCGCTGACTATCGCTGGCCAGCTTTTCAGCCGCCTTTGCGACGTCTTGCAGAACCTGTTCTAAGTCTTTTTCTTTTTGCTTTTGCGCTTCAGCTGCATCAATCAACCCTTTTCGTTGATTCATTAGTTCTTTGGCTTGCTCAATTTGCTTCGGTGTTGCATTGAGGCTTTTTAGCTTGGCAAGCGTTAACTGGTCTTCGCCCTCTTTTAGTTTAAAAACCGAATCGCTTAGTTGTTCAATAATGCGCTTGCGTTCTTCCTCTTGGCGCTTTGCTTCTCTTTGTGCGTCGGTTAATTGGGCGGTTGCTGCGTTCGCTTTTGACAGTGCGTCAAGCGCCCGACGCCCTGCGATGTCTGCCCCATTACCTCCCGACTGATCTGTGGCTTGCGGGTTTTTCTTCCCGACCATTGTGTTGAAATACTCCGCAAGTTTCTTTGCGGTTTCCAATTGCGAATTCAGGCTGGAAAGCGTTTGCGTCGCCCATCGCTTATTTTCTGAGGCAGTTTTCTTTATTTGCGCTTCGAGATTGGCGACCTGGTCATTGTATTTTTTGGCGTTTTCCTCAAGCGAATTGAACGGATTCGTCGTGCCGACATTCCACATTGCGCTGCTAAAACTGCCGAAAACCTTCATCCCGACCATCATTTCGGTCATCATCTGATTGAGGCTTGGCAGGACTTCGTTCATGATCGCCATTGCCAGACCTTTAGACATCAGCGTCATGCGGTCCAGATTGTCGTTGAACTGCGCAGCACTCGCGGCAAAGTCACTTCCAATAACGCCGCCCAGGTCGCGTGCCTCTTGACGCAGTTTGCCCATGTCCTGCAGCAGCGGCAGCAATTGTGCGCCGGATTTTCCGAATACTTCAATGGCCAAAGCAGCGCGAAGTGTAGGATCATTGATTGCCGCAATTCGCTGCCCGACTTCCTCGAACAGCTGCAGCTGGCTCTTTAATGCGCCGCTTGAATCCTTGACGCTTATTCCCAAAGCATCGAATGCCACTGCTGCCGTCTTGTTCCCGGTTGCCGCATCGGTCGCCTTTGCCGCCAGTTTAGCCATAGCGGTCTGAACAGCGTCAATGCTTGTGCCGCTGATCTTGGCGGCATAGTCAAGTTCTGATAATTGTTCGACGGTCAGGCCAGTCCGCTGTGACATTTCGTCCATAGTGTCGGCAGTATCCATCACGGATTTTGCAAACGTTCCGACGGCTTGAATTGCCTGCAAACCTATGAATCCGGCTGCAAATGTCTTCGCAAGACCAACGGCTGAACCGGACATCTTGTCCATGCTGTCGCGCAAATTGTCGACCGCCGACTGCCCGCTGACAGTTGCAGAAATTTTGACTGCTGCATTCATGTCAAGTGCCATCAGGTCCGATCCTTATTCAGCGTCGCCAGTGCGGAAAACTCCATCGCCTGCAAATCGTCCATCATTGTCGCTTTGTCTTCGACGTTGTAGACATCGAATAGGAACTGAATGGACTGGTAATTTATGCCGGCGAATACGCCATTTATTATACGCCACTGGGTTTGCAGCCGCATAAACAAAGACAATGCCAAGACGTTATCATCCCAAACGTCGAAGTCCTCCGCAGGCACTGGCACGGCGTTGACCATTTCGGCAGGCACTCCGAACGCTTCTAGGTCTTCCGCCGCATCATCCTTCACGCCGCCACGCGCCCAGTGCGCGGCAGCGTCGATTAGTTTTTTCTGCGTGCGCCTGACAGGCTTCCTAGTAATGACATGACAATCGCAGCCGATACCGTTGGAATATCCAGCAGTCGGTCGCGTGATGCTTCGCTGAACGGCACATCGCCGTCC